GTTATCAAAAGCAGCATCTTCTCAAACAATGGCTTGATGCCTGTCTCAATGAGGGTACGGGTGATGAGCTCCAGGCGTGCCTGAGCTGCCTTGACTTGGCTATCTATCGCTATGGCTGTGGTGCTCTGGAGGCTGGAAGCATCCAGACCCTGAGAAGCATCTGTGAGCCCTGTGCGCTTCTGGGAGACTCTGTCGAGGTATTCCAACATGGGTTGGGCCTGCTGGCCTACGTAGTCAATGGTGAGCTGCTGAATGGCTCCAGGCTGACGCATAGCTATCAAAGCTCCCACCTCATCATTGCTCAGTTCAGCATAGTCCACTTGTCCCTCAACATACGCCACACGTGGGGTCGTTGCTAATGCCAGCGAGTCCAGCATATTGCGCATGGTTGCACTCTTGGTGCGTTGAATGTCTGCCAGCTCATCGAATAGGCTTTCGCCACTCCAATGATGTGGCAGGCAGGACATGCGAAACACTACAAAAGGATGGTCATCCACCACTACATTGCGCACGATATTGTAGGCGCTACCCATGCAGCAGATTTTGCGTCTTTCTGCCCTGCCATCTCCATCCAAGTCCACTTGGACATAGGCCTCAATGTAGAGCACTTCTCTATTTGCTGGGTCTGACTCTGTTTGCTCTTCTTCCCTCCAGGTGGGGTTGCGTAGGAGCCACTCCTCATTGCTTTTGTAGGTGTCATCCACATCAGCGTATTGCATCACCAGCTCAGGGTCATAGCCCATGTCCACAAGGTCACTGACGGTGAGCCTTTGCCTGCGTGCCAGGATTTTTGCATCCTTGAGGCTGACTGCATTTCTGTTGATGAGGAACTCTTCTGGAGGTACGGCATCTGTACAGATTTTGCCCTTGGAGCTCGTCTTGCTCAGGGTCAGGTTGAATAGCCCATCCTCACTCTGGCTGGAGCTCGTAATCTCCCACTGGCCCTGTTGCATCACTGCAGCTGCTACTTCCTGCGAAATGCCTGTGAGCTCACGTACTATGGTCTCTACCTGCTCCTCGTACCAGACTTGCGCAATCCCTACTCCCTTGATGAGGGCATCTTTGATGACAGTGTCCAGCAAGGTATATCCATCAAGTCTATCCTTGAGCAAATAGTTGCAGTACTCCGTTGCCTGTTGTGCCATACCTATGTCATCAGCCTGTCTGGGCTCAAACTCGACTACATGCTCAGCTGAAAAGAGGGTACGCATGATGCTGGGCAGACACTGCTGCACCGCATCATGTATCTCCTTTGCCTGGTACTGGCTTCTGCCTTCCTGCTCTATCGGGTTGTCTCCACTGTCTGCAAAGGGCTCTGCCAGGTAGTAACGCATGGCACGAGCTCTGTCTGGCGAGAGCTCCGTGTCAATGTAGTCCACAGCCTCTGTGATGGTGTTTGCCATCCATGCTTGGAAGCTTATTTCGTCTAGTGGGATGTACTCAGCCATTGGATTCCTTCTCTGGGATATCAACTTCAAACCATTCCTTGTTGCAGGCTTCGCAATGCAATGCTGGATAGTCTCTTGTAGGTGGTGCTAGCGGCCCTTGGCACTCTGGGCATTGGGTCAGGCTCATGCGACTACTCCTGCATTTCTGCGCTCAGGTTTGCGTTTGTTGCGAATATAGCCACTGCTGTCCAGCATCGGGCTGGCAAAGGTCAGACAAAGAGCATCCGCAAAGTCCGGTGACTTGCGGAGCCTCTTGGCTGTGACTTCCTTGCGCTCCAGCCCTAGTGTGCCATTGGGTTTGTACTCAAACCGTGGAGCCACCAAATCCTCTACGAGCTGCTGGTGGTCTGGTAACTCTACTTCCCCTCCAAGCCACTCCCTGCAAGTAAACCAGAGCTCTGCTCTCTTATTGGCATAAGTGTCCGCCTTGCTGGGGGTCTCACTGACATTGATGCCTATTGCTGGCACACCCAGCTGACGCAACCTGTCCACTACACCAGCTCCTAAACCTATGTTATCACAGCATATTTCTATAGGCTGCTGCTCTGCATCCTGATAAAGATGGTCAACTCTGTCTGCCAGGGTCATCAAGTCCAGCTTCTCCCAGCTCTGTATCTTCGTTACCTTGCGGCCCTGACGCTCCACCAGCACTGACTTGTCTGCACCCATACGGGCTACATCCAGGCCCCAGATGGTTGGGTAGTCCTGCGGAACCTTGACTCTACGGCTGACTGCATCCTCCACTAAGCCACGGGGGATGACCGTGTCATCATCCACCGTAGGCCATAACCCCAAGACACGAGTACGCCACTGGTTGCTCTCCTTGCCGTACTTGTCCCTCATCTCTGTGATGAAGTCTGGGCTCACCATTGGCGAGTCAAGGCAGCTGACGTTCATTGTGTACCACGTGCCCTTGTTCACGTGGTGCGTGTCAAAGAAGTAGCCTGTGCTTCTTGTGGGGTTGCCAATTAAGCATATGTAGGCGTTTGCGCTCGTCATACTGCCATAGGCTGCTTCGTATACAGCCTCATCCACTCCAGCAGCCTCATCTACGCATAAAAACGTTGTAGCCGAGTGGATTCCCTGCATGGCATCGGGCTGGTCTTTGCGGCTCACCTTGAAGCTCAGGAAAGCCTCCGTAGGAGATGCTGCCAACTCAATGCGCTCACTCTTGACTACCAAAAGCTCTTTCAGAGCCTCTGGGAGCTCTGTAATCCAGCGCTTGACCTCCGCAGCCAGCACATCAAAAAGCTGGCTCTGGGTAGGGCTCGTGGCTACCAGCTTGATGGGGTATCTTGTCAGCAGAAACCACAGCATGGCCCAAGACGTTACTGCACTCTTGCCCACCCCGTGGCCTGCTGCGACTGAGCAACGTCTGGTTCCTCTGGAGAACTGGTTGAGGAGCTCCTCCTGCCAAGGCTGAGGGGTGACCTTCAGTACGTTAATGACAAACCCATTGGGGTCATCGTAGTAGCGCTCCAGAAACTCACGATAGACATTGCCTTTGCTCATAATTTGCTAATCGTTACTTCAGCTCTGCCTGGGCGTTGGATATCTCTACGATACAAATGCAGCTCATCCACCTGAGAGTCATCTGGGAAGACTCCCCAGTGCATCAAGAGGTCAAGCACTGCCTTGGCATGGTTGTCCAAGTCCCTAGCCGCCTTTGATGGTGGATAGTACTCTATGCTGATTGCTAAACGGTCTTGAGCTGTGTAGCGCTGAAAGGAGGGGGCAGGAGACTGCTTGTACAGTCTCCCTGCCTTGCTAAGGATGGTGCGGCCCTGGAATTGTCTCCAGTAGCCATTGACGCTGGGAGGCCAGCCTAAAACTAATCTCTGTGCTTCATCCAAAATCCTCTAGCTCCACAAGCTTGAAAACTCTACTCGTTCTTTCAAGCTCGTAGGCTTTTGTCAATTTTGGTTGCTCTTCCTTGAGCTTTTTTGTGTCCAAGACCTTGCGGCTCTGGTCTTTCCATGTTGCCAGTACCAAGCCCGTAGCTGGAGATACCAACGTCTGAGCCTCACGCATGTGCCCCTTAATTTGCGCTTCATGTAACGCCATTTGCTCCTGCAGCTGTTTCTGCTTCTGCTTGCACTTGCGATACTGCTCCACTGCCACCACCAGCGACTGAGGACACTCCACTGTTTCATCATTCCCCCTTGGATAGGCTGCTTCCATGTCTGCCAAAAACTCCAGCTCTGGTGGAACCTGCTTGAGTACATGCTCCTCCCAGAAGTGGGTACACTTGTCGAGGAGCTGCTGCGCAAAGCTCTTGTTGTAGGGCACTTTGTAGAGCCGTATGTCATTCTCACCCAAGATGCCTACTATCACATACCAGAGACTCTTGCCTGTGATCATCATGTACCACTGCACCTGACAGTAGTAGTTTAGGGGGAGCCCTTCTCCAGGCTCCATGATGACCTCACCAGAGGGTGCAAACTTCTTCTTGCTCCGAAAGCTTGCAGTCTTCACCTCCAAGCCAGCCTCACGGTGCAACCCATCCACATGAGCCACGCAGTACCCAAACTGCGAATGGCGAAATGTCTTGCTGCTTCTGCGAAACCTGAGCCCTGTCTGCCTTGCTGCTACCTGCCGCAAAGGCTCCTCCAGCATGTTGCCCCAGTGCGTGGCAGCATTGCCGCTGAACGCTGGTGCTAGCCCCAGTTTCTGCTGATAGAGCTGGTAGCGGCTCTGCCACTCATTCATGCCAGCAGCGCTTGCACAATCACTTCCCCCTAAGTACTTGCGTCTCTCCTCTGCACTAAATGCCATACAGCCTCTCCTGTTGCTCTATCAGTGTGTTGAAGTTTACCTGCTCCAAGTCCTCCAGTGGGAAATAGATAATCCCATTGCCCTGCATCCAATGCCCCTGGAAAGCCTTCTTCCAGCCTCTGCCCGTATAAGGCTCCCAAAGCCAGTAGATGCCAGGTTCGTCCTGCTCAAAGTAACGGAAGTACACCTTGCTGGTGATCTTCTGGTAGTCCCAGAGCTGCTGCATCCTTGTAAACTTCCCCTGGTTGAAGGCCTGCACCCTTTGGGGTCTGGTCTTCTGCCCCTTGAGCTCTATGTAGCACTGTACCTTGTTGTTCTCCTTGTTCTTCTCCTCTACCCAGCTGATGTCCACGGCTGTGAAGTCCAGCTCGTGGAACCTGCCGTTGTGCTTCAGCTCCACGTAAGGGTAAGCCCTTTCGTAGTACTGCTTGAATTCCTGCTCTCTGGCCTCACTCTCTGGTGTGTTCTTGTCTTCAAATGATTCTTGCATTTGCGCCTTCCTATGGCTGTTGCAGAATGTTGCAACACTGATGGTTGCTGGGGTGAAGGCCAGTAGACCTTAGTAGCCGCTCTCTTCAACTACACATCGGTTGCGGCTCAGGGTGCTGAGTCCATAAAAGGTCACCCTGTGCAAGGAGGATCACTGCAGCGCCTCTACTGGCTAGTGCTGGGGTAGCAGACCGTTGGCAGGCATGCGGGAAACTGCCTATTGGTTGCGGCTCAGGGAGAAAAGAATGAAAAGCCCTGTGCTGGTTAGGCTAGCCTCTGCTACCAAAAATTTTAAAAAACTGGGGGGTGTTTAGGTACTCAAACTATTTCGGCCCAAAAAGCAGCGAGGGGGGGCTC